CACCATCTCATGTGGGCGCGTCACCCGCAGCCCCGTCTTCTTCTTCTTCTACTTCTATAAAACCTTTAAACCCTACCAGTCAATCCAGCGGGGGTGCGAGCGCGTCGGGAAAGTTTTCGATGCTAATCGGCTGGGAGCCATCCGGCCATGTTGCCGATCTTGCTAAGCAATCCGGCGTTTCAGTTACGCCGCCAGTGCTGGCAGAGTTCATCGCGCATTGGCTGACGGAGCCATTGACGGCAAGGACGCAGGCTGAATGGGATAAGGCGCTGCTGCAATCCGCCAAGCATGGAAAGATCAAGGCGGAATCTGCCAGCCAGGCACGATCAAGACAGCCAGCCCCTGACAATTTCGCAGAGAAAAACTACGGCACGGGAGGTGCTTTGTGATGCAAAACGCTTTGAAAATTATTGACGCCGATACTGACGCAACGCCCGTATCAATTGCAAGTTACCTCAACGCGGAAAAGAAATCGAAATCAGAAACCTGCACGAAGCACGGCGATTTCATCAGCCGTAACGTGATGGCTTCAATCTGGACGAAATGCCCGGTGTGTACCGCTGAAAGCGATGCTGAAAAGCTGCGCCTAGATGCCGAAAAAGCCGCAGAAGAATCTCGCCGGATATGGCAACGCAAGCTGGGTATGTCTGGCATTCCAGATCGTTTCATCAGTCGCACACTGGAAACCTACAGCGCGAAATCCGAAGGCCAACAGCGCGCACTGAAGTTCGCCTCTACCTACGCTGAAGGGTTCGCGGAAGTGCTTGAAACCGGCCGCTGTGCGATATTTTGCGGCAAGCCTGGCACCGGAAAGACTCACCTTGCCGTCGGTGTTGGCTTGAAGGTGATGGCGCGCAATGGGAGTGTTCTGTTCACAACCGTTCAGCGAATGATGCGCCGGGTGAAAGATGCGTGGCGCAAGGATTCTGGCGAATCTGAAAGCGAAGTGATCGGCCTGTTTGTGCAGCCTGAATTGCTGATTGTTGATGAGATCGGCGTGCAGTTCGGCAGCGACTTTGAGAAAAACATGATGTTCGACATCCTCAACGAGCGCTACGAAAACCGCTTGCCGACTTTGCTGCTATCAAACCTGACTGCTGGAGAGGTTAAAAACTTCCTCGGTGAGCGTGTGTTTGATCGGCTGCGTGAGGACGGCGGCGAGTGTGTCGTGTTCGATTGGTCATCGCATCGGGGGCAAGCATGAGCCGCCTATCAACACTGGTCTCCATGGCTTTATCGGTCGGCGTTAATGTCGCCGGTTTTATCTCGTCCCCGCAAAAGTCTGCTCACGATAAAAAGGCTGATAAATCCCGCATGGAAGCGGCTCAGATGAAACGCGAGCGCAAGATGAAGCGGAGGGCAGCATGAACCAACGCACCCTAATCCGCGATCACCTGATCCACCACGACACGATCACCCAGCGTGAGGCTGGTGTGCTGTATGGCGTAGGTCGCCTAGCCGCCAGAACTGAAGAGCTGCGTCAGCGTGGTGACGACATCAAAACCAAGATGATCCCGGTGACAAAGAGCAACGGCGAATCAACCCGTGTTGGCGAGTACAGCATGAGCCTGGCACAGCGCCTAGATTATCTGGAATTTGAGCGCAGCACACTCAAGATGCCCGAACAAATGGAGCGGTGGAATGCGCTGACGGCGCAGATTGCTAATTTGCGGACGAGGGTTGAGCGAATGAAAAACGTAGCGGATTTTAAATCGCGGGTCGCTCAACAGGAAATATCAGCATGACCCCCGGTTACAGCCTCGGAAACATGATAGCCCGCCTGCACGATCAAGCAGTCAGCAACAGCAAGCCAAACCTGCCGGACTCAACCAAACGCCGGTGCTGGTATGGAAATCACAGTGCGCTGATAACCGGTGGCGCTTATATCGGAAGCAAATGGGCATGCGTCAAATGCAAGGAGATAGCGAAGTGAAATTAATCAACTGGCTGGCAGATCACACATCACCCGAAGTTTTCGGAATGGTGATGCTGATTGCTTCTTGGGTAATAGCTGTCGGGCTGGTTATGGCTGCTCGGTGGGTTTATCAAGGGATTTTCGCATGAGTGCTCGCGACTGGAAGTCTGACGCGCTTCAGGTGCAGCGTAATTTGCTCAATGCAGCATGTGGAGACCTGGCGGCTCAGATTCGCTGGCACGGAAACAGGCTGAGCAAGGACGATTGGCGTCACCTTCTGGCTGGCACGGTGCTCGGGTGGCGAATGATGCCTGCCATAGATCGTGGCGAAGGTGTTGCGCAGGGTTTCATCATGCTAGGTGGGTCAAGCATGAATCTTAACAAGGAAGACTGCGCAAAAGCTATCGATATGGCGTTCCTGATTGGTGACTGTCCAGAAGGCCAGGGCTTGAGGGCGCATCCGGTGCGATGGTGTCAGTCTGTTGTAGGTGCAAGGTGGATTGCAGATCCGGAGCAGTGCGTATGAGCAACCCAACACGCGCTGAAAAATACCACTGGTCGCGCCTCGCGTCTGAAGTCGGTTGTGTTGCGTGCCGGATCGACGGCCGCATCAACCACTACGTCAGTATTCACCACGTCAACGGGCGAACAAAGCCGGGCGCGCACATGCAGGTTATCCCCTTGTGCGGGGCTCACCACCAGACGGGCGGCGAAGGCGTAGCGATACACCACAACAAGGCTCGATTTGAGCGCAACTACGGATCGCAGATCAGCCTGATGGAAATGTGCGACAGAATTTTAAACACCACGAGGGAGTAAAACATGTTTTTCAAGAACGTATTTGCGTATCAGATTCAGAACGCAGCTTTTATCACATGTGCATTATTGAGCAAAGCACTCGCATCAAAACTGCTGGTTTCATGCGCTGGCCTCGACAAACAGAACAAGGGCTGGCTGCCGTGCCGTGGTGATGACCGCATGGTGTTTGAGTCTGCCGGCCACATCTTATTTGCCATGGGCGCGGAAACTAAGCTTCTTCCCGCATCTGTGATCAACCGGTTCACCAAAGAGCGTATCGCCGATATCGAAGCGCAGCAGGGCTACAAGGTCGGACGCCGTGAGCTGAAGGACATCAAGGAAGCTATCACTGAAGAGTTATTGCCACGGGCATTTTCAACCCAGCGCGTCACCTTCGCATGGATCGATACCAAAGCCGGTCGCCTGATCATCGATGCGCCGTCTGTCGGCCGCGCTGAAGAGCTGATTGAGCTACTGCATAAAACCATCGATGGGCTGATGGTCAAATCGATTCGCACTGAGCTTTCACCCGTTGCAGCAATGACCGACTGGCTTGCCGGTGATGCGGCTCCCGCTGATTTCACCATTGACCGTGATTTGGAGCTGCGCGCAACTGGTGAGAGTCACGCAACTGTTCGTTACGCAAAGCATGCGCTCGACGGCGAGGAGATCCTTGCGCATATCGCGGCCGGCAAGCGCTCAACCCGTCTCGGCATGACATGGAACGATCGAATCTCATTCGTCCTGACTGAGCAGATGCAGATTAAGCGCATCGAGTTCCTGGACATCCTCAAGGAGGAATCCAGCACGCAAGCCGATACGGCGGAAGAAATGTTTGAACTCGATTTCACGTTGATGGCCGGTGAGATGGCGAAGCTGATTGACAGCCTGCTTGATGTGCTCGGCGGGGAAATGGCCGAGTAATGAATTGTCCTGACTGCGTCAGCGCAAAAGCAAACCCACACCACGGAGCATATCGGCGCGACTGCGTTGATTGTGGTGCGCGTGAGGTTGTAATGGCAAGGCCAATGAAGCGGGCGCAGGAAGGGATATTGCAGTTTTATGGAAGATCGATGCGCGAAGCTATTTTGTTGAGAGTGAAGGAGCTAAGTTGATAAATTTAATCTGGCCGCCGCGCTGTCTGCACCCAAACAGCCGGACGCACTGGGCTGCTAAAGCGAAGGCAACGAAGGGTTACAGGGAATATGCAGCACTCGCAGCAAAGCAATCGGGTGTGAAGGTTGCTGGGGATGGGCTGATTGATGTCTGGATCACGTTCAGACCACCCAGCAAGGCGCGCAGGGATTTGGATGGGTTGCTCAGTAACATCAAGGCAGGGTTGGACGGAATCGCGGACGGCCTTGGCGTGGACGACTATCGATTCAGGCCAAGGATTGATTTGGGTGAAGTGCTGAAGGGTGGTGGCGTGATTGTGGAGCTAAGGGAACGATGAGCGCATTCCCCCGAAGATTCTACGGAGACCCATCAGACAACATCGACGAACTGCGAAAACTTCGCCAGGTAGTCAAAAGAAAAACAGAAAACGAGCGGCTGGCAAAGCAGCGGCGAATTAGGAAATTGGTTAAACAGGTAATTGCAAACGGAGGCGGGACACATGGTAAATAGCGCAGCGGTGAAACAGTACGATGATTATTTGTTTGATGGGGTTCACCAGGCACTCACGTTTGCATATCGCTATTCAGGTCAGCAATACAGCCCGTCTGTATTGGCGCAGTTCATGGCGCGAAGTGGTGGGTCAGGCAAAGGTCTGTCCGGTCTTGATGGTGCTGCTCAGGCCGGTTTGATTCGCGCACTGATAGACCGGCTCCCAATGCAAGAGCGCCACATTATCGCGGCAAGGTTTTCGGCCAATGAGTGCGAGAGCGTCGGCGCGCGGCTGGCGCTGTTGCCGGTGGCTATTTGCTGCATGGGGACGGGTTGTCATTCGACCAGGGCTGCGGATGCGCTGCTGCAAAAGTGTTTTGGGTTAAAGCTCAACATTCATGACGTTGCGGATATGTATGGCATCCAGCGGAATGCAGTCAGCCCGGCATGGCGGAACGTGCGCGAAAGGATGAAACAGATATGGGAGCGTGCGGAAGAGGGCGCGTTCAGGGAATTGCAGGGCTCGGGATTGATACCATGAATGTGAAAAAATTTGACAAACGCGGAATTATGCCTAAAATGAGCACTTATTCGTAGGTTCACTCTTACGCACCAAACAAACGCAACGCCCGCACAGTTCATTCTGGCGGGCGTTTTGCATTGGAGCTCACATGGCAGCTAAACCAATTGGCAGATCGGTTGCAGCCACAATTCTTGCTGAATGGCGAACCGGCGAATACAGCCAGCAAAACATAGCCGACCGCAACAAGGTAAGCAAAGGCGTTGTGAATAAATTGTGCAAAGGTATTTCTCAAGACACAGCGATAATTGTGACCGCAGGAATTCAATACCAGCAAGGCCTGGCAGTCCATGATGACCGCAACGTGACCGCTATTACTGACATAGTTGATCGCAAAGTAATGCGCCGTGAAATACTGAGTGAAATGGCCATGCAGAATGCAACCGAATCAATGAGCGCCCCATGCGAAACGCAGAATGATTATCGGGCGCGTGGTGACACAATCCAAAAGGCGGTTGATGTGGTAGACCCTATCAAGCCAGCACAGACCGCTATTCAAATCAACAACACCTCAAACATACCCGCCGGCATGGCTGCAATTTATGCGGCACTTCATGGATGAAAGCCCTTTCATCTTTCTTGCGTACCCTAAGCGATTCAAGGTTGCCTATGGCGGTCGAGGATCAGGAAAATCGTGGGCGTTTGCAAGGGCACTGATTGTCTTAGCATCACAATACCGGTTTAGGGTGTTGTGCGCACGCGAGTTTCAAAACTCGATAGTTGATTCGGTTCACAGATTGCTGTGCGACCAGATCGAATCAATGGGGCTGAGCGATAAGTTTACCATTACCGACAAAGCGATTGTAAGCAGCACTGGCTCTGAGTTCCTGTTCAAAGGGTTGCGCCACAATATCAACGAGATCAAATCGCTCGAAGGCGTGGACGTGTGCTGGGTGGAAGAAGCGCAGCGGGTCAGTCAGTCGTCGTGGGATATTCTGATACCGACGGTCCGGAAAGAAGCATCAGAGATATGGATTACGTTTAACCCTGACAACCTGAGCGACCCGACATATAAGCGGTTTGTCATTAACCCTTCACCTGATTGCATTTCAGTCAAAGTCAACTTTGACCAGAACAGGCACTTCCCAGAAACGCTCCGTAAGGAAATGGAGTATTGCAAAGCAAACGATTACGACGCTTATCTGCATATATGGGAGGGCAACCCTCGCGTTATAAGCAATGCCGTCATATTCAAAGGCAAGTATGTTGTCGAGGAATTTGATACCCCAGACGGTATAGACCGTTTCTTTTACGGCGCTGATTGGGGATTCTCGCAAGACCCGACCGTTGGGATTCGCTGTTACATAGTAGGCCGCAAGCTATTCATCGACTACGAGTGTTACGGCATAGGTGTTGAAATTGCAGAGACAGACCAGCTATTGCGCAGCATACCAGGTGCAGACAAGTGGACGATCAAAGGCGATTGCTCACGGCCTGAAACTATCTCCGCGCTGAATAAAAAAGGCCTGAACGTGCAGCCTGCTAAAAAGTGGGCTGGTAGCGTTGAGGACGGTATTGCTCACCTAAGGACGTTTGAGCAGATCGTTGTCCACCCGCGCTGCAAGCACACCGCAGACGAGTTCGCTCTTTACAGTTACAAGGTGGACAAGATAACTGAAGAAGTTCTGCCGGTAGTGGTGGATAAACACAACCATTGTTTGGACGCGCTCCGCTATTCGCTGGACGGCTACATAAACAACAGCACAACAGGACTGCTCGATTACTACGAGCAGGAGGCGGCAGAGCGCAAGAAGGCGCAGCAGCAGCCAGACGGTCACACGATCTATACGCCCCACCAAGCCTATTAACAGGAAAAAGGATGAATAAAGTTATGTCTACAATCAGAGTACACGCGCCCGCTGATCTTACAGCTTCGACTGCAATCATAACGGTCAACGGAAGAACATATACAACGCCCGTCGGAACGCCTATCGATGTACCGGATTTTGACGCATTCATAATGCTTGCAAATGGCTGGACCGCAATCGACAAATCAGCTGGGGTCGGCACAGCTGCACAGCGCCCAAATCCAGCAACCAAAGGGCTGACATACCTCGATACGACGGCTGGAATGCACATTCAGTACGATGGGAAAACTTGGCGTAATCCAGTAACAGGAGCGGCGGTATAGCATGGCAAAAAAGACACCTATCGCGGCTGGCGTCATTGCACGCGTTGCGGCAGGCGTTCGCTTCGCAGTAACAGGCAAGGACGAAAACAGCTGGTTCAGTCCGCTCAAGCCGATGGCTGTTGTAGTGCCTCAATCACAGGCAGAGAGCGTTGAGGGGCGTCAGTTTGATTACCCCGTTGGATATAACACCCGGCTGGACCCACGCCAAGGCGAGGCGGTCACGTTTGCTCAGATGCGTGCGCTAGCTGACGGCTACGACATTTTGCGTCTGGTAATCGAAACCCGCAAAGATCAAGTGGCGAAAATTGCATGGACGGTCAAACCTATTGATGCGGACGCGATGCCTGACGCACGTTGCGAGCAGTTGCAAAAATTCTTCAGGCAGCCAGATCGTGAAAACGGTTGGCACGACTGGTTGCGGATGCTGCTTGAGGAAATGTTTGTAACCGACGCGGCAAGCGTTTACGTCCGACCTTCGTTAGGAGGTAAACCATTTAGTTTTGAGGTTTTAGACGGAACAACTATCACGCGCAAGCTGGATGCGCACGGTCGCACGCCGGTCGCGCCTGAAACTGCATACCAACAAATCCTTCATGGTGTACCAGCTGTGGATTACTCAACAGACGAGCTTATCTACCAGCCCCGCAACAAACGTGCGCACAAGGTTTACGGCTATTCGCCAGTTGAGCAGATCATAGTCACAATCAACATCGCGCTGCGCAGGCAGATACACAAATTACAGTATTACACCGAGGGTTCAACGCCAGACCTGATATTTTCCGTTCCGGACACATGGAACCCTGACCAGACACGCAAGTTTAAAAACTGGTGGGATGAAATGCTTGCGGGTAACACGGCAGGCAGACGCGGCGCGATGTTCGTGCCAAACGGCGTGAATGTAATCAACACAAAAGAAGCTGCGCTGAAAGATGAGTATGACGACTGGCTAGCTCGCGTTGTCTGCTACGCATTCAGCGTTCCGCCAACTCCTTTCATTAAACAAAACAACAAAGCAACAGCAGACAACGCATCAAGCCAGGCGGAACAGGAAGGGCTTGAGCCTGTAAAGCAGTGGATTAAGGCGGTAATCGACAAGATCATCCTGCAATTCTTCGGGTGCGATGATTTAGCCTTCGATTGGGTCGAGGACGTTGCAATCGACCCGCTTGTGCAAGCTCAAGTCAACCAGATTTACATAACCACCGAAGTTAAATCTCCTGACGAAGTGCGTATTGAGCTTGGCCTTGAGGCAATGACAGCAGCAGAACGCGAAGCCGCGTTTCCAACACCAGCACCGCCTGTAAAGACGTTCTCGCCTCAAACAGAATCATCGGCAAAGCTAAAGGATGATGGAGCGCCATCAGGTGCAGCCAAGGCCGAAAGCGTAAAAAAAAAAGCTCATCCTCACTAACTGATATTGACCGGAACCGCCCGGCAGTAACCGACGCGGAGGACGCTACAGCGGCAATTATTAGTGACTTCCTTGCAAAGCAACCGCCTGAAATTGCGGAGCAGATAACATTAAGGGTGGCGTCAGGCATGACGGCATCGGAAGCGCTTGCAGCCGTGACGCTGGATTGGTCGCCGTTGGCGGTATCGCTGGCAGGTAGCGGTGACGGGGGCATAGTCGCACCACTGGCGGCAATTGCTCAGGACGGAGGCTCAGAAGCTATCGCGCAGATTAGCGTCGGCACAGAGGACTTATTCAGCGTAGTGAATGCGCAGGCTGTTGAGTGGGCGCAAGACAGAGCTGCTGAAATGGTCGGCATGAAGTGGGTTGACGGTGAGCTAATCCCAAACCCAAACGCATACTGGCAGATAACCGAATCAACCCGAAGCATGGTTTCCGATGTGGTTGAGCTGGCTGAAGCCGAAGGGTGGAGCGTTAAACAGCTTGCCGACGCGCTGATTGAGGACGCGGCTTTTTCACCCGAACGCGCTATGATGATTGCAAGGACTGAAACAGCATTGGCTGATATGGCGGGCAGCATGATCGCCTATCGTGCTAGTGGGGTGGTAGTTCGTAAAAAATGGCTGGTAGGCATTGAATGCTGTCCGGCTTGTGAGGAATTAGACGGGGAAACTGTTGGGCTGGATGATGAATTCTCAGACGGCAGCGATGCACCCCCAAAGCACCCAAATTGCAGGTGCTCAATCAGGCCAATTGTTGCGGAAGCTGAGAAAATTCATAAGCATAACGATAACCATGATCAAAATGGCCGTTTTGCTTCTGGTAAAGGCGGTGCATTTACTGCTGGTGCGCTTCCGGTTGATATGATTAACGCCACGCTTGGAATGAGCCTCGCGGCAGGTGATGTTCGGTTTAGTGCTGGTATTCATCAAAAATTGATGGGTAAGCATGCTGCTGATTATAAAGTGGTGATGGCTAACATCAAATCCTGCTTACGAGATCCTGATTTGATCGGGGTGCATCCAGAACACCCAGGTAAGGTTTCATTAGTGAAATATGTCACTGGGTTGCCTCATGGGAAAAGTGCGGTCGTGGTGGCTGTCAGCACAAAATTGACAGGCAAGGGATATGGCGGCGCATCGGCATACGGCTTGCGTAGCAGTCAAATTAAAGATCGTACTGAAAAAGGGCATCTGAAGAAAGCAAAAACCCGCTGAAAGCGGGTTATGCTGCTTGAGACCGGGTGTCATTCCGGTATCCCTTTTACGAACCTCTTTTGCAGGAGGCGTGGCGGTAGACTCTTCCGCCCTCAGCAAGCGCACGTAGTATAAATCAGAAAGGTAAAAAATGAAACTTTACGCAGAAATAAGCAAGACCGAGCAGCTAGACGATGGCACGATGAAGGTTTGGGGCTACGCATCCAGCGAATCAATCGACTCCGACGGCGAAACGATCACAGCCGACGCAATGAAGGCCGCGCTGCCTGATTACATGAAGTTCGGCGCTGTCCGCGAAATGCACCAAGCCAAAGCCGCAGGCACAGCGATTGAAGCCAGTGTTGAGGCTGACGGGCGCACATTCTTCGGTGCTCATATCGTAGACCCTGTTGCCGTCAAGAAGGTGCAGACAGGCACTTACAAGGGCTTTTCCATCGGAGGCAAGATCACCGAGCGCGATGAGCTGAACAAAACCGTAATCACCGGCCTGAAGCTGGTCGAAGTCTCCCTGGTTGATCGTCCGGCAAATCCTGACAGCGTGTTCACCATGTTTAAGGCTGAAGGCATTGATGCAGGCGAGGGCGCAACAGTTGAGCTGACAGCTGTTGATGCGCTGGCAGAACTGTTGAACAAGGGTGAGATCACGGCAGAGCGTTTGCTTGAGCTGGCAAAAAAGAAGGACACAACGGCAGCGGATAACCAAGCCATTGCAGACGCCGCCAGTGAAGCGGCAGACAAATCCAGTAAAGCAGCGGACAAGGCCAGCGACAAAGCCGACGGCTCTGACGACAAGGCGGATGATGATGCAGCCGCAGACGCGCACGAAGCCGCAGCCGACGCTCACAGCAAAGCAGGACAGCTCGCAACGTCCAAGCAGATGCAACGCCGTCACCAACGCAAAGCACAGGCTCACAGCTCGGCTGTATGGTCGCACAAGTCAATCCAAGTAGGCGATCTGACCAAGATGAGCGGCGAGCTGGATACAACCAAGGCTGACTTGAGCAAAACTGCTGGCGATCTGGCAAAAGCGGTCATCGAGCGCGACGGTCTAGCAAAGCGCGTCACAGAACTGGAAGGAATGGCCGCCACCGGGAAAGCGTTCTTGAAGGCGGTAACTGTCACCAAAGCGCAGGATGCAGCCGCAGAATCCGAAGTAAAAGAATTAACTGAAATCCGAAAGGCTGACGGAAGTCTCGACAAAGAAGCAACTGCCACGCTGCTGATTAAGCAGGCTCACAAATCACCAATGCGACTTTCCTTTTAATCAACCCAACCCATACCCAACCCGCTTCGGCGGGTTTTTTTATGCCTGAAAGGATTTACCTGTGAACAACACAAATCAAACAATCGAGTTGCTGAAAGCCGCTCAAACCTCCGATGTCAGCAAAGCCTTCACTCAGTCTGGCTCTGCAACCACCGGCCTGACGCAATACGATCTGCAAGCGCCTGCTCTGACCCTGTACCCCGTCCTGACCCCATTACGCAACCGTATTCCTCGCGTATCGGCTGCTGGCGGCACACAGGCCAACTGGCGCGCAATTACCGGCATCAATACTTCTTTACTGAACGCCGGTCTGGGTGAAGGTATGCGCGCTGGCGTTATCAGCACCACCATTTCAAACTACCTTGCCGCTTACAAGGGGTTGGGTCTGGAAGATTACGTCACCTTTGAAGCTGACATGGCTGGCGAAGGATTCGATGATGTGAAGGCGCGTGCTGTTCAAGGTCTGCTTCGCTCAACGATGATCGGGGAAGAAAATATCATGTTGGGCGGTAACACTTCCGTTCAATTGGGCGTAACAGCGACACCAACATCCGCAACAGTCACCACAGGCGGCACACTGGCAGCGGCGACATACTCGATCATCTGCGTGGCGCTGGGTTATGATGCTTACTGGTCTATCGCTGGACTTAATAACGGACAAACAGGAAACGCACTGCCGACTAACTTCTCCGGCGTGACTATCCCTGCATCAGTAACCCGCACCAACGCTGATGGCACAACTAACACCTTCGGCGGCGGCGCAGGTCAAAAGTCTGTCGCGGCTTCTCAGGCAACATCCGGCTCAACGTCAACCATCAGCGCGACCGTAACGGCCACGCAAGGCGCTTACGCTTACGCTTGGTTCTGGGGCGTTTCTGGATCTGAAGTGCTAGGCGCTGTCACCAACATCAACTCAGTAAATATCACCGCAGCATCAACAGGTACACAAAACGCATCTGCGTTCGCTGCCGACAACTCCACTAACTCACTTATTTATGACGGGCTGCTGACCCAAATTATGAAGTCCGGGTCTGGTGCTGTTGTCAAAACTCAAGCGACCGGCGTTGCCGGAACAGGTACGCCGCTGACTTCTGACGGCGCTGGCGGTATCGTTGAAATAGACGCGATTTTCCAGCAGTTCTGGAATCTGTCTCGCCTGTCACCTGACACAATGTATGTAAATGCTCAAGAGCTTTACAACATGAACAAGAAGGTAATCGCTGGCGGCGCTGCTCCACTGTACCGTTTCAACATGGACGCAAACGCTGCAAACGTGGGATTCTCTGCCGGGGCGGTGATTGGTTCTTACCTGAACAAAATCACAAACACACTGGTAAAGGTGATCGTTCACCCAACGGTACCAGCCGGAACAATCCTTTTCTACTCAAGCGAAATCCCTTACAGCCTGTCCGGGGTAAGCAACGTGCTTCAGTTCAAGGCTCGCCGCGACTACTACCAGATCGAATACCCACTGCGTACCCGCAAATACGAATACGGCGTTTATCTGGACGGCGTGCTGCAGAATTATTTCCCGCCTGCATTCGGCGCAATTTGCAATATCGCAAACGGCTAACAAACCCAAGCCCTACCTACGGGCGGGGCGTATTGAAAGGAAGAGAAATGACAACTATTCAAGCGCCTAAAAACGGCGGCGGCGTGAGCTATAAAGGCGAATTTTACCCGGCGGATAAAAAGGGCATCGTAACGCTTCCTGATGATGCAGATCTGAGCGAGTTCGCGTCGTTCGGGTACACAGTAATCGATAGCGTAACGGCAGCGGAAATCGAGGCTGAATAATGACTGGCGACCTGACTACACTGGTGAATGCGAAGCAGTATCTCGGCGTTACGGTCACGACTGACGACGTGATGATCTCGCGGCTGATTTCGGCTGTCAGCCAGTATATTCAGACTTGGCTTAACCTGACTATTGCGCAAACCGTTTATACAGAAACGCGCGACGGAACAGGCGGGGGAGTTATGTCAACTCGTCAGTATCCAGTAACATCCGTCACGGCGGTAACGGTCAACGCCGTGGCTGTCCCACCATCGCCGGACGGTATCCAGTCTGGGTTTGTCTTTGATCAAGACCGCATCGCGCTTGTCGGCTATCTATTCAATCGCGGCATTCAAAACGTAACAGTCAAGTACACGGCTGGCTATGCAACGACGCCGTTTGAGATCGAGCAGGCTTGCATTGATATGGTCGCGGCAGTCTACAAGGTAAAAGACCGCGTTGGAATGAGCAGCAAAGGCCTGGCTGGAGAAACGACCTCGTTTATTCAGGCAGCTATGACCAACAACGTCCGCGAAATCCTGAATAATTACCGTCAGGTGATGCCCGTATGATTACCTCGTGGACAACCGGAGTTGAGCAAGTAACGGCTAAGTTCAGCCAGATACCAACTAGCTTGCGGGAATCATTGCGGCTTGAAGTTGCACGTCTATCATTTGAGTTAGTTGGCAGAGTTCAAGATGATTATCTATCCGGGCGGGCGTTAAACGTCAGGACAGGGCGCTTGAGGCGGTCAATCAACGCGCAGCAGACAGACACCAGCAACGAGGTATCGGCGGTAGTTGGCGCGAACATGGATAAGGCGAAGTATGCCGCTGCATGGGAGTTTGGATTTAATCGCAAAGTTGGTGCAGGCGCTAACGGTGGGCCACGTACTTTATTCGGCAAGGCGCGTGAGCGTTACTTCCTGAAGCATCCGCCAGGTACTAAAGATTTTGCCGCTCGTCCATTCGTTCATCCTGCATTCAAAGGGATGACCGTGGAGATTATCTCCGGGATTAAGCGGGTAGGACTGCAATCAGCAAAGGACACATTCAAATGAACCGCGAGGCGATCTACTCAAAACTGTTCAGCGTCATAAGCGGCACCTCTGGCGTGGTAACAGTCGGGCGAAAGCTGAAGCACTGGTCTGAGGTGTCACAAGCTGAGCAGCCAGCAGTCTTTCAGGCGCAAAAATCTGAGGATATTATCAACCAAACGGGAATGCCAGCAAAGGTCAAGATGCTGGTGAATATTTACGTTTACACGCACAGCCAGGACCCATACGCATCACCCGCAACCGCCATGAATACGCTGCTGGACGCGATCACCGCTGCTCTTATGCCTGATGGTGTCAGTCAGACGCTGGGCGGCCTTGTGGCGCATTGTCGCATCGCCGGAGTAATCCAGACCGACGAGGGAGTGTTGGGAGATCAAGCTGTATCTGTGATTCCAGTTGAAATTTTAGCTAACGTATAAAGGACGCACGTTATGAAGATTCAAGTACCAGCCGATTTTAACGGCACGATCATCGACGCAGACGGAACGAATCACATTCCTGATGACCATCATCAGATTGATGTGCCGGACGGGAAGCTACCGTTGAACTTGTGGGGGATGGGGTTTTTTGCAGCAGCAGAAGTCCAGCCAGAAGCAGCAGAAGTCCAACAGATCAACGACTAACCTATTCAAAACCAAAATCAGGCCCGCCTTGTGCGGGTTTTTTCATTCCTGAAAGGAAAATAATATGCCCGCACAATATAGTTTTGGCTCTGGATCACTGATCGGCACCCCGCTGACCAGCGCATCAGGCGCAATTATCACCAACCCGTCGCCCGTGCTGTTCGGCGGCCTGCAAGACTGCTCAATCGACATTTCAACCGACGTAAAAGAGCTATTCGGTCAGAACCAGTTTCCTATCGCTGTAGGTCGCGGAAAAGCCAAAATCACTGGAAAGGCGAAGATGGCTCAGATCAACGGGATGCTGTTCAATGAGCTTTTCTTCGGTCAAACCCTAAACTCTGGCGTTTACACTGATTACATTGATACAACTGGGACATCTGTACCGTCTACTCCATTCACAATCACGCCGCTTACAACTTACTCATCGCAACTGAACGGAACGACGCCAGTGTTCGGCTACGATCTAGGTGTTCGTAACGCGCTGGGCGTGCCGATGACCCGCGTTGCGTCTGCTCCAACCACGGGGCAGTATTCGGTGACAGCAGGTGTTTACCTGTTCGCGCTGGCTGATGTTGGTACGACCGTGTTTATCAACTTCAACTACACAGCAACAGCCGCAGCAGGCGCAGCCGGTCAGGTGAACAGTATCGTTTCAAACGTGTTGATGGGGCAGGCGCCAACTTTCCAGACCGACTTCAACACCGTTTACAACGGCAGCAGTTTAACTCTGACGCTGTACTCATGTATCGCTACAAAGCTGTCTTTCGCAACCAAGATTGATGACTTCTTGATTCCTGAGTTCGACTTCGCGGCCTTCGCCAACAGCGCCGGCCAGGTGCTGCGCTGGCAGACCACTTCGCAGTAATAAGCGCATCGGTGGGCTTATTCCACGCCGGATAAACGTAACCGGCACTCATTCTAAATTAAGGAAAAATCATGACAAAAATCACACTCGCCGGTCAATCATTCGATGTTCCGCCGCCTCCGTTTGGCAAACTACGCAAGATCATTTCTGCATTCAATGTTATGCGCAATGATTCGGGTTCTGAGGAAGCAATGGATAAGGCCGCGCTGATTTTTTCATTGCTGACAAACAAGACTGTCGCAGAAATCGACGAAATGCCAATCGGTGTATTGGAAATGGCGGCGGCACTTGCACAAGTTCCTGAAATATGCGGATTAGTCGAGGTTGTTCCATCGGGGGAAGCGTAGCAGGTGACGGGTGGGAACTGCTGTATTGCCACCTTATCACCTGCTTTAACTGGTCGTGGGAATACATAGATGACCACATGACACTGCCAAGATTGGATGCGCTACGCGAATATTGGAAAAGCAACCCTCCGCTTCATCAGATCATGGCGGCTTATGCCGGATTTAAGCCAACCGAAGTACCAGAAGAAAAAGAAAATAATTTAGCCGACTTTATGGCGGCAACACAAGGACTATAAATGTCAGACAACGACGTAAACGTAAAATTCGGCGCGGACTTTTCCGAATTAGATTCAAAAATGAAAGCGTCGGCTTCGTCGTTCTCGTCTGCAACAAAGTCTATGACAGACCAGGCTATAGCCTCGTATGGCAAACTTACCAGCTCTCAACAAAAGTTTTATGCCGAACTAGATGCTGAAATTGAGGCTGAAAGGAAAGCGGCAGCAGCGGCCTACGCACTAGCTGAAGCGAACAATGAAGTGGCTAGCACCTCAGACAAGGCAGCGCACGCAACAACAGGACAAAAGCGCGAAGTCATGGTCATGGCGCACGAAATCATGACCGGGAATATGTCGCGTGTACCAGGGAGTTTTATGGTGCTGATGGAGCGCACAGGCGGCCTGACAAGCGCGTTCTCAGCATTGGGTGGAATGATACTCAACCCAATAGGCGCAACACTCGCGCTGACAGCCGGGGCTGTTGGGCTGGTACTGGCGTTTGACAGTGCGCGAAAAGCGGCAGATGAACTTAACAATGCGATCAACCTGACCGGAAACTTCTCAGGGAAAACAGCCGCCGGGATGCAGAAGCTATCCTCAAGCGTATCCGCGTCAGCAAATGTCAGCATCGGTGATGCTAACGCCATTGGTAACGCACTGGTCAGGCTCGGTACTATCGGTGCGGGCGCTTTCGACAGCGTTGCTACATCGGCAGCAGAATACTCGCGCGCCACCGGCAAAACAGCTGAAGAGTCCGCTGACTACATGGCAAAGATTTTCACAGACCCAAAACGCGGGGCAGAAGAATTAAACGCATCAATGCACTTTCTGACCTCGGCGCAGATGGAAAACATCGCCACAATGACCCGTCAGGGCGATGTAGCAGGCGCACAGCTTGTTTTGTCTGAAGCCTTGAATAAGCACATAAGCGACGACACGGACGCTCTACGGCAGCAGGATGGGGTTTTAGGGGCTGTTTCAAAAGCGTGGTCGTCGTTCTGGAATGCCGCGACGCACTCAGCAACGGCGGTCGATAAACTGGCAGCGGCAAAAGAACACTTACAACAGATGAAAAGCGGCGGCTGGGGCGCTGACGAAATCGCAATCGCACAGCAGATGGTCACTACTCTGAACGACGAGGTTGAGGCAACGAATAATCTGGCGGCGGCAAAAACCAAGCAGTCAACCGCGATTGCCAAACAGTCCGCAATCGACGCCGAACTGCATAAGGGTAAGGCATACCAAGTAAAAGAGCTTCAGGACGCAATTAAGCTGCTTGAAGCGGGTAAGCAAACTAACGAATCGCTGGCACGCGAAAAAGAGTTGCGCGAGGAAATCGCCCAAATCCAAAAGCCCAAAGCCATAAAATCGCCAAAATCAGACATGTCAGCATGGCGTACTGAACTAGCTGAAAAGCACGATGCAGAAAGCGCATTTTTTGCGTCCACGCTGGCAGACGATGAAAAGTTTTGGGCGGCAAAGCTGGCGAACGCAAAAAAAGGCACTACTGACGCAATCGGGTCAGCGCATGAAGTCGCCACCCTGCACAAACAGATCGCTATCGAACAGTTTAATGACGAAGTTGGCGTGATGCGCAACCAGGAATCAGAGGCCAAAGCGGGAAGCGTGGAGAGACTGGTAATTGCCAATCAGGTTGCTGCAAAGATTGGCGAAGCATATCACTATGAGGGAAAGCAATATATTGCAGCACAGCGCGAAATAGCAACAGCGCGAAAAGAATTTGATGCTGAAGAAAAGAAAAAAGCATCAGGAGAAATTGCTTCAGCGCGCGATGCGGCTACGGCTGAAATAGACATTGCACACGAAAAACTAACGGCACTTAAAATCACAGGGGATATATCGGCACAGGAAGAAATCGCCGGTTTCAAGGCACTGGAAGCGAAAAAATATGCAATCTCGCTTGATGCGCTGCAAAAACAACAAGCGCTCGATGCCTTAGATCAGGACGCCACAAAAAAAGACTTAGACGCGATTCTCAAGCTGCAAACAAATCACGAGAAGGACGTTATCCGGCTGAACGGTGAAGCCGCGAAAGCCAGTCAAGACGCATGGAACAAAGCGCTTTCTCCAATAACAGCGGCTTTCAATACCTCGATTACCGGAATGATTATGGGAACGACGACGCTGCAAAAAGCCATGCAGAAAATAACGCAATCAATCCTCGGTATGTTTGTGCAGCTGGGGATGGATATGGTGAAGCAATGGGCGACACATGAACTGGCTAAAACATCACTCACGCAGGCCGGAACGATGAGCCGGAAGTTGCTGGAGGCAATGGGTCTGGCGGCAACCGTTCCGGCGCAAGCGGCAGCATCAGCAGCGACAATCGCTGAAAAGAAGGTTGAGGCGGCGGCAGTAATTCCAGCAGAGGCAGCAATTGCGGCAGGCGGTGCGGCGTCAGCAGTGGCGGCAATCCCTGTTGTTGGACCCGCAATGGCTGTGGCCGCCTACGCTTCGACTATGGGTATGGTAATGGGTGGACTGGCGGTTGCATCCAGTGCTGGCGGCGAGTGGAATGTAGGCTCAGACCGATTAAACCTAGTCCACAAAAACGAAACCATCTTGCCCGCACGCATCGCAACACCGTTGCGCGCAATGGTCGAGAACGGTTCGATGGGTGGCGATACGCACGTACACATCCACGCAACTGACGCGCAATCAGTGAAGAATCTGATCATGCAGAACGGAAGCGCAATTATGTCGGCAATTAAATCTCAAGCGCGCGGATTCAACACGAAGGGGATGATATGAGTTCAAGCGTATTCCCGACACTGCCCGGCATGACGTTTGACATCAAGAAACGCCCGCAGTTTTCAACGATTATTCAGCGCACCGCCAGCGGGAAAGAAATACGCTCCGCGCTTATGTCGTACCCGCTCTGGCAGTTCGAGATTGGGTTTGACGTATTACGAAGCTCGGCTGCATACGCTGAGTTTCAAACGCTGGCGGGGTTCTTCCTGCAAATGATGGGGAATTACGACACATTCCTGTTTAACGACACTTCGGATAATAGCGTGACAGCGCAACTGTTCGGAACTGGCGATGCCTCGACAATAAGCTTTCAGTTGGTTCGGGCGCTGGGCGGGTTTACTGAGCCGATTCAGAACGTGAACGGAGCGCCTGCCATATATGTCAGCGGCGTACTAAAAACGCTGACGACAGACTACACGATCAGCAGCGCAGGGGTAATCACCTTTGTTTCTGCTCCCGCATCCGGCGCGTTGCTCACATGGACAGGCGGGTTTTACTACCGGTGCCGGTTTGATATGGACGTGGCTGAGTTCAATAACTTCATGTCAGGGCTGTGGGATATGGGGAAATGCGCATTTGTGAGCGTGAAGCAATGAAAAATATCACTACTGTATTGCAAAATTTCCTTGTCTCGGCAACTGAGTTTGCTACGTGCGACTTGCTGACCATCACGCTGCAAAATGGCACGATTATTTATGCCACAAACGCAGATGTGGACATCACATGGAATAGTGTGTTGTGGTCATCCTCGGTTATCAAATTCGGACGCAGTAAAACATCATCGGCCACAGGTGGCGCGGTTGCTGACCTGCAATTACAGATCTATGCGGATTCGACTATCCAGATCGGCGGCGTTCAATTGCTTCAGGCGGTGCGTGGTCGAATTATGGATGGCGCGACAGTAAAAATTGACACGCTGTTTCTATCGGACTGGCAAACGCCCGTCGGCATCGTTAACAACTTTTTTGGTCTGATTTCAGGGATTGAGGCAGGCAGGACACACGCCGCAATCACCGTTAAAGCGCCTACTCATTTGCTCGATACGCAAATGCCGCGCAACTTGTACCAGGCTGGCTGTATGCGGACGCTATTTGATGCCGGCTGCACCTTAAACAGGGCTGCGTATGCAACTGCTGGCGTTATCCAAACGGGGTCAGCAGGGGTGACTATCAATTGGAATGCGCCAATTCAGCCCACAAACTATTACACACGCGGGTACGTGCTTTTTACCAGCGGAACAAACAACGGATTGCGATATACGGTATCTGCGTCTGCATCTTCGGGTGCTTTGGTGCTGTCGCGACCTATGACCTCTCTCCCCGCAGCGGGCGACACGTTCACTGTCTATGCTGGATGCGACAGGCAGCAAGCAACATGCGCAACCAAGTTCAATAACCTCGCAAATTTTAAGGCGTTCCCGTATGTTCCTGTCCCTTCCACAGCAATCTAATCAGCGCCAGGCCGTAATTGATGAGGCGATGACGTGGCTTCGCACTCCGTACCATCATGCCGCTCGGGTTAAGGGTGCTGGCGTCGATTGTGTTCAGATATTGATAGCAGTTTATCAGGCTGTCGGCGCGGTTGGAGAAGTCGAGACAGGGGATTATGTGAGCGACTGGATGCTTCACCAAAATGAAGAAAAATATCTCAACGGGATTATGGCGCACGCGCATCCGGTGGAAGTGCCGCAGGCTGGTGATATTGCGCTCTACACGTTCGGGCGAACAGTCAGTCATGCAGCCATCGTAATCAAATGGCCTCTCATTATCCACGCGCATCGGCCTGAAAAAATGGTTGTGCTGGGTGATGGCGAAAAAGGCGACCTGGCTGGCCGATTGCACGGGTTTTACAGCGTTTGGAGCGATGAATGAGTGGCTTATTTAAAAGCAAAGTATCTCAAATAGCGCAGCCGACCGCAGTTGCCGGGATACAGGTTCAGCAGTCTGTATCGACGCTGCCTATCCCCATTCTTTACGGACAGTCCATGCTCTCGCCGAATATGATTTGGTTCGGGGCGTTCGCGGCAACGCCGGTCTCGTCAGGTGGTGGAGGTAAAGGCGGTGGAGGCGGCAAGGGCGGTGGTGGAGGCGGGAAGGGGGGCGGATCAACGTCCTACACTTACACCGCATCTTATGCGCTCGCATTGTGCGAGGGCGCTATACAGTCTATCGGCAACGTCTGGACCGGCGGAGCGGCGACGACGATGAGTGCGCAAGGATTTACGCTGTTCACAGGATCATACCCTCAAGCGCCGTGGGCGTATTTGACAACCAACTTTGCAGGGCAAGACCTGCCATATAGCGGAACTGCTTACGTCGCAATCGCAAACGGGGGTTTAAACTCAGGCGGGGCGCTTAGTAACTTCAGCTTTGAGGTACTTGGGAAGTATCAGGTTTCAGGATTGCCCGACGCAAATCCAGCACTGTTCCTGCCAGATTACCTGACAAACGCAAATTATGGTGTTACCGGTTTTAAATCGGCATGGATAGGTAGCCTTACCGCGTTTTCAACTTACTGCCTTGCGCAAAATCTGCTGTTAAGTCCAGCGCTTTATACTCAAGAAGCCGCCAGTCAGTTTATACAGCGGCTAATGGAGATTACAAATAGCGACTTTTACTGGTCAGACAGCCAGTTTAAGGTAGTCCCGCGCGGGGATACGACGGTTACAGGAAACGGCGCGACTTTCACGCCAAATCTGACCCCTTTGTTTAATCTCACGGATGATAACTTTGTCGTCACAGGATCGGATGAGCCTATAAAGCTATCCATTTCCGACCCTGCCGATGCTTTCAATGACGTTACAGTTCAGTGGACTAACCGAGCAAACGGGTACACTCAACAGCCGCTCGAATTGAGCGACCAGTCTGCAATTGATACCTATGGAATGCGCAAGGAATCAGCGCAAACCCACAGCGAAATCTGCGACCCTGCTGTTGCTCAAATCTCTGCGCAGTTGCGATTACAAAGGCTATTGTCATTTCGCAACACCTACGACTTCGTGCTGCCAGTCACGTTCTGTATGCTTGAGCCGACTGATCTGGTCACGCTGACAGACGCGAATCTAGGCTTGAATAACCAGCTCGTCCGCATCCTGAAAATTGATGAAGATGAGAACGGCAATCTGGCGATAAGCGCGGAGGAAATGCCTATCGGCGTGGCAAATCCGGCACTTTTCGCGCATCAGTCCACGAGCGGGTATTCTGTGAATTATAACGCCGTGCCGCCAAGCGTCAGCGCGCCTGCCTTCTTTGAATATCCGTCGGCTCAGTCAACGACGGGGCTTTCAGTCGGCGTTGCCGTTACCGGCAGCGGCGCGAATTGGGGCGGCTGTCAGGTTTGGTGTAGCCTGGACGGAGTAACGTATCAGCAGTTCCAGACCATCGAAGGTGGTTCGCGGTACGGAACAATTACCAACTTAATCACCAGCGCAGCAGGGCAGGTGGTCAACATCAGTCTTGCCGGTAACGGTGGGCAGCTAATAACGACTTCAACAGTTGCCGCTCAAAACCAGCAGTCGCTCTGTATTATCGACAACGAATATGTCAATTTTACAACTGCGACGCTTACCGGCGTGAACACTTACAGCCTGACATTGCCTATGCGCGGTCAAAACGGAACGCAGGCAGCAAACCATTCATCCGGCGCACAGTTTGTTCGGGTAGATGGTTTTATTAGCTCGACTGGAGAAATCCCATTAAGCAGTATTGGGACGACAATTTACTTCAAATTCCTGTCGTTTAACCAGTATCAGGGCGGATTGCAAAACATCGCAACCGTCACACCATACGCATACTCGGTCACGGGCGTTATGGCAAACCTTCCTCCGTCAAATGTAACGTCGCTGACGTACTCTTTAGGCGTGAACGGGGTTGTGTTTTCGTGGGCGGACGTTGCTGACCTTGACCGAAAAGATTACGAGTTGCGTGTTGGGTCTAGTTGGGCGACGGCGGCGTCTCAGGGATTTTTTGGCACCAACTCAGCGTCATTTCCTCCACTTTCGGCAGGGGCGACGACATGGTGGGTTGCTGCAAGAAGCCAAAATTTGATTAAATCCGCATCGCCGACCTCAGTAACGCTCGGTGTAATTACTCCAACTGCGCCCGTAGTGACATCCAGCATCAGTGGTGTGAATTATCAGCTTTCGTGGACGGTTCCGGTGTCGGCATTCATGATCGACCACTACGAAATCCGCATCGGCACAACCTGGGCGGCGGGTACGCTAATCGGCACAACCAAGGCTACCACCTTCCAAAGCGCGGTAAATTTCAGCGGTACGCAAAGTTTCATGGTTGCTGCGATTGATACGGCGGGTAACGTCGGCGTTGCTGGCGGTGCGTCGGTGGTGATTGTTATCCCGACAGCGCCAACAGTCACGACACAGGTGATTGATAATAACGTGCTGTTTTACTGGAACGATACACACCAGACGCTCCCGCTCAAAACGACTGAAATCAGAAAAGGGGCGACATTCGCAACCGCATCCGTAATCGGCCAGAAAAACGGCCTATTCACGACGCTCTTTGAAACAACGGCAGGAACCTATACCTACTGGATCGTAAACATTGATGCGGCTGGCAATTACGGCACGCCTGCCGGTATCGCCGCAACGATGGCGCAACCGCCTGATTATGTACTGAAGGCAAATTACAACTCGATATTCAGTGGTACGCTATCGAGCGCGGTGATGAATAACGGCGCGGTGATTTTGCCGGTGAACACGAGCGAAACGTGGGCGTCTCACTTTACGTCACGCTCATGGTCAGGTCCCCAGGCGCAAATCACCGCCGGTTATCCGATTTTCATTGAGCCTGCACAAACTGGCGGCGGATATTATGACGAAACAATTGATTGCGGCACGGTGCTTGCATCATGCCAGGTGACCGTCAGTATCGTATCCGCTGTTATCTCGGGCGCGCCGTCATCTGTATGCACGATCAGCACGTCATCAGATAACGCAACCTGGACAAATTACGTGGGGCTGACGCAAGTCTATGCAACAGGTTTCCGGTATATAAAAGTTCATATCGCAGTGAGTGCGGCGGCAACCGATTTATTGCAGATTAGCGCAATCAACGTCAAATTATCAACCAAGCTCAAAAATGACGCGGGCAGCGTGGCCTGTGTTTCTACCGACAACAGCGCTGCGATTACCGGTGCCAACATCGGCGGCACGACCGTTCTATTCGCAGTCCCATTTATCAGCGTAACCAGCATCACACTGACACCGCAAGGAACAACCGTGCCGGTTACGGCGATCTATGACTTTATCGGCACGACAGCAAACCCGATGGGATTCAAAATTTACTTATATAACTCGGCTGGTGTACGTGTAAGCGGCACAGTCTCATGGAGCACGAAGGGGTACTAAATGGCAGGAACAAACTGGACACAGCCGCTAATCACGGATACCTACACGGCAGTTTTGTCGGAACTCATGACGCGTGATGTATCGGCAGCAACGATGTTTAACAGCGGAATGGCAGCCGACACCAGCATCCCGACCGGCGCGATTCAGTGGGATGCAACGAATCTGCGCTTTAATATCTGGAGCGGGTCGGCGTGGGGCGCGCTTACCCCCTCCTACGGATTCAATATAAGTGGTACGGCAGCCGGATTATCAGCAACGCTTGCCGTTACGTCTGGCGGAACGGGCGTAACAACATCGACAGGTACGGGCAGCAATGTGCTGTCAACATCTCCCACACTGGCAACGCCTTTGCTTGGAACGCCTACATCCGGCGTGCTATCGAATTGCACGGGCTACACATACGCGAACCTGAGCGGAACCGTGCCTACGTGGAATCAAAATACCACAGGAAGCTCGGCGTCCTGCACCGGCAATGCGGTAACAGCAACCGCAGCAACCACAGTATCAACAACAGTGGCATCTGCCGCAGTAGGAACAACGCAAACCGCTCTCACAGGAGGCACTAAAATTGCAACTTGTGGGTATGCCGATGCGAGTGCAACAGCCGCGACAACACAAGCAGGCATTGCGGCATCAACAGCAACAACAGCGGCATCAACAGCAACAACAGCGGCATCAACAGCAACAACAGCGGCATCAACAGCGGCAGCGGCAGCAACCGCAGTATCATCGTTGGTAACGGGGCTTTCATCAGGTACGATTGGCTATTCCACGCTCGCATCGATGACTGCCGATTTAGCACATCCTGCTGGCACCGTGGCACTGGTAACAAATGATTCAAATGCAACAAATAATACGTGGTATTTAAAATCCGGTGCATCAGGTTCTGGTGCGTGGACTGCTGAAAGTAATGCACCATTGGTTTTAGAAACAGCCGCTAGAATTTCCGCAGATGCATTAAAGGTCGATGGAGTAAATGGCAAAAACCTTTTTAATCCCGCTGCCCCTGATTATGAACCGGGTTATTTTGTTGTTAGCACCAACGGAATACTACAAGCAAATAGCGAAATCAATGCGACAGGCTTTATACCAGTCATTGCGGGACTCCCGTATGCGTTTTCAGTCGAATACTATCTCTGCTGGTACAACTCGGCAAAAGTTTACATTTCAGGTATTGCGATTGGTGCCCCGGGCGTTATAGTTGCCCCAGTGGGAGCGGCTTTTGTACGAGCATCTTTTAGAAATACAGTCACAAAATTCCAGATTGAGCAAAATACAGCAATAACGCCATACGAAAAATTTAGTATTTATTTAACCATGTCGGCAGTAAAAAGCGGTTCAATAACAAATCCGTTATACGCGCCTAGCTCAGTCTCACCAGATAAAACTAATTTCCTTCAAGTTTCAAAAAACCTTTTTAATTCTATCGCGGAAGGTGTACTTACTAACACGTTTATGGGTAATGATGGGGGGATTTATTCAGGCTCAGGTTATCTTGTTTCAGATTATATTCCAGTAACATCAGGCATAACTTATGTCGGTTCTTATACTGGTTCTGCTAGCATCCCAGTACGATTTACCACTTATTTTGATGCAAATTTTGCAGTGGTTGCAGGCGGATCTAATGCCGCTATTGACAACTTTACTATTCCTGCTATGGTAGTTTATGTGAGGGTAACAGCTTACAATGTATTATCGGTATTTACTGGTATCCAATTAGAAATAGGAACAACCCCAACAGCATTTCAAGCGTTTGGTTATAGTCTTGTTTTATCCTCTGGAATCCCATTTTATCTTCCTCCGACAACAGTAGCAACACTATGGACAGGAAAATCTTGGGCAGCGTTAGGGGATAGCATAACGTATGAAAATTACTGGCAACCTAACGTAGCGGCGTCGCTTGGATTAACTTATACTAATTTGGGTGTATCCGGTACAACGTTAAGTGGTGCATATGGAAGTACAACCGCTATGTGTCAAGCGACAAGAATTGCCACCATTCCATCCGGAACAAATTTAATCACGGTATTAGCAGGGACGAATGACTGGTCACGAAGTGTTCCGCTTGGGACATTAGGATCTACAGACCCAACAACATTTTATGGCGCAATTTATACCTTAATCACCAACCTATACACCGCATCCCCGACTATAAGAATTGTGATGCTAACAACAACTTATGGGGAAATGTACGGGAATGTAGCGCCTAATAGCGCGAACTGGCCTAACGCGTACACAAATTCGATTGGCTTAACTACCATGTCCTATGCTGATGCGATACGCCTTGCTTGCCGATACTACGGGGTTGTATGCATTGATACACAGGGAATGTGCGGATGGAATACCACAAACATCCGCACTTTTGTCCAGGATGATGGCGGCCTATTGCACCCAAACATATTAGGCGGTAATAGAATGTCTGAAGTGGTTCTTGGCGGATTACGAAGCATTGAGCCATTTATTTAAGGGCTAAATGATGCGATATATTATATTTTTTGTTTTACTTTCCGCTTGTTCAATGTTCGATGACCCAGCACCTCATCAATTCAAGCACGGCGTGGAAGTTCCAGCGCCAAGGGGGTGCGAATGGACAATAAATTGCTAGAGGATATTTTTCAAAAGTGTTTGTCTGTGTTTGTTTATAATGTTGCTCGCACAGATAATGCTACCTACCATTGGGATACCGAGCAAACAATGCTTGCTGAATTAAAGCTGGGAAAAGTTGATGGCATCTGCGCAACTTTTGCACTTTTATGCCGGATGGAATTAGATTCTGCAAACATTGAAAACACGTTAATTTTTTGCCAAGACGAATTATCTGAATTCCATCTCGTTTGCAGTGTCGACGGGATGATTTTTGATAATCGACAGACTGCGTTAAAAAGTAATACCACACTTGAATTAGACGGTTATAAATTTATTGCTGAAAGCGGCATTCACAAAGGTGATCCATGGTTTTCTTTACCAACCAACTACCCAGTGGGGACATGATGACTGAACCAAATCGACGCATATCTGACCGGATGAGACCTGAAGAAATCGAGGTGTATACCCGATGCCCGCGATTCGATAAGCACGAGCTGTCGGAAGGACAAATCGCGGACATCGCGGAATCAGCCGCACATCGTGCCGTAGCCATCGCCCGGGAACAATTCTACAAGGACGTCGGCCAGACCGTGGCGAGCAAGTGGCTAGTCATCATCGGCATGATGACCGTCGGGCTGTACACGTGGTTGAAGTCGAAAGGGGTTATCTAATGTTCACACTGAAAGACTACGCGGGCCCGCACGCCGCAGCGCCAGACTGGAACGCAGAACGGCAAGCCAACGCGCAGCGCCTCATTCTGGCCTGCGCTAAGTTACAGGACGAATTGCAGGATGCAGGTATCCACTTTCAACTCAATCCGCGAACGGGAACCACGATCAGCGGCGAGACGTTCGGCGGCTTCCGCCCTCAGTCGTGCCCTATCGGCGCGCATGATTCTGCGCACAAGACGGGGGAGGCGGTAGACCGCTACGATCCTGACTGCTCAATAGACGATTACCTGATGACGCACCAAGAGATGCTTGCCGAGTGCGGAATTTATATCGAACACCCGAGTGCGACGCACGGCTGGTCTCACTGGTCAGTTCGTGCACCGGCGTCCGGGCATCATGTTTTCGTTCCGTGAGGTGATTATGAACTGGCTAAAAGATAGAGCAAATATGGTCGTCAGCATGACTAAGCTGTTCGGTCTTGTCGGTATGGGGTCAATGACCTACAACTTTATACACGGCGCGTCTGTGGATTTTCAAGGGTACGGGCTGGCCGTCGGCGGCATGATGTCGGCGCTGGCCTTGAAGTACCACGTCGAGGGCATCAAAAATGACACTACAAATTAAACTGGCGTTATGGCTGGCCTCCGTGCTGGCGGTGTTCGCCTTGTTCTACGGCGCTTATCATTACGGTAGGCACGTACAGGCGCTGGAAGATTCAACGGCACGGGATAAGGACGTTCAGGCGCAGCTGGTGGCTAATCAGGCCATCGAGCTTGCCTATACAAATAAACTACAAACCGCAGGGGTACAACATGACACTGACCAAACCACTATCGACAATCTGCATTCTGCTGCTGGCAGGGTGCGCATCCACATCCCAACCTGTTCCGTGTCCGGTGATACCCAAACCATCGCCAGTACAGACGGAAGTGCCGGGGTACTACCAGACCGAGTGGATGCAGCTTTTGCAAACCTTCAAAGCGGGGTTGACGAACTCACAAAGCGCTGCGACCAGCTCAACATCGACGCGATTAGGATCAACGCAGAGGTGAAATAAGGCCGCATCACAGCGGCCTTGTCTGAATTACATCGCCAACTTGACCGGCATTCCTTTGCTCTTCGTTTCGTAATATTCGCAGCGCTGCGCCAGCCGGTTGACGGTGGCGGCGACAAATTCAAACAGCGTCTTGGTATCAACAAACATGCCGTTTGGCTCATTGATCGCCTTGAGCATATCCGGCACGGTCATTACGCACGCATCGAGCGGCACGGGTAGCGGGTTTAACGCGCGTCCATTTTCCACACTGACGAGATAGCGCCCGTCTACCGGCATGAACGCACTGGACAGGTCAGGTGACGGTAAAGCAGGGGCGGTAAGCTCTACTTTAGCCAGAAACACGCAAGCCTCCTGCATAAGGTGTGCGGGTAGTTCTGCATAGCTGCTAACTTGGTAATGCGTCTTGAGTGAACCCCATAATGTTTTGAAGATGGTTGCTTGCTGGCCTTTGGGATAATCACGTGCACGGGCTGATACGATTTCCTGCAAGGCGCGTTTCTGCATTGGGGAAATTGTGACGGGCAGGGCGGCGGGTTGCGTTTCTTTGTCCAGAATGTCCAGAACCCATTTTCGGAACTCTTTGCCGATTGCAGTCTTTGCGAACATCGCCAGCGCGTAGCAGCCGCGTAGAGAAAATACACGTACCTCTTGCTCACCGCCCGTTGATGGCAGTTTTATCACAGAGGTCATGCCGTCAGTAAATTCGTCGGCATTACGAGAATACAGTTTTGAGATTGCCGCATCTGGCTGCGTGTAACCTAAGGCACTACCAATCTGGTAGCCCCTTAACCAAGGCTGATTATTGCGGTCAATGATGTCGAATGAAGTATTTTGAAATACGAGTGCGGATGATGTCATGGCAATGCTCCTGTTTGATCGTTCAATATTCGCCCTTGTTCAGAGGGGCGGCCAAGTACTTGAACACCGCAAACAGACGGCCAGCAGTTTTAGTCCGAGGACTGTTTTTACACTGCTCGCTACTCGGCCATAGAAAGCATGGACGTAAAAAATATCACAGTCTTTCGGGGTGATATGCCGCTGTTTGAAGTGTGTTCAGCACTTGCGCACAATATACCCGCGAGATTTGAAGCTGTCAAATTGCTATCATTTTCCGGCCGGTTTGCATGATTGTCTGGTGTAATTCTGGTGGCAGTCTGGTGGCTGTTTAGTGTTGTGCCATGTTGCGCTATGCTCTTCAATGTTTGATTAACATGCGGCATTGATTGGACATGGTGCCACATGGTTCTATAATAGGGAAGTTCGAATCTTCTCACGCTGACCAAATAAAACCAGTTAATTCATAGAATTAACTGGTTTTTCTTCTTAATCTAAAGTTTTGTTATGCCGGTGAGGCTGTTTTTTGCTCTTCCTGTTTCTAAAATTCGCTCTGTTTATTTTTCTCGCCAGAGGAACTCGTGTCATGTCACTCATCAAACGTTGGGTAAAGACGCTTGAGTTTGATGCGCACATCATTAGTCGCGAATTGCCAATTCACCTAGGCGTAAACCTGGTCACGGCGCGATTGCCATGCAGCAACCTCCGCAAGCAACGTCACTTTGTACCGCTTTATTGAACAACTTTCACCACCGAGAAAAGCGGGCGAAAGTATCGCACTATCCATACGT